ACGTCGGCTGCGATTGATACTCAGCTCGGGCTAGCCCCAGCTCTTCCCGTAAGTGGAACGGCTACGGCTGTTTGGGCTGGTGATTTAACGTTGCCTTTGAGAATGGAAGGAAATAATTCATATACTATATCTGGTGATAAGGGTGCTGGAAATCCAGGCCTAATAACTGACTTTAAAGTTACGGGTGATACCACAGCGCGCGCTGATGCGGCTTTAAGATCGTTTGTGTTAAAAACTGATTTGGATTCAAATACAATAGATCTTTCTAGTGCGACCACTTTTGATGTACAGGATCTTAGGCTTACTCTTAGAATTCAAGAATGGATGGAAAGGAATATGAGGGCAGGAATTAGGCCCGATGAATACATCCAGGCTCACTTCGGTGTTAGAAGTAAAGATTATAGAATCGATAAACCCGAGTATATTGGTGGTACCAAACAGAAACTTATTGTTTCGGAAGTACTAAACCAGGCGGATGCTGGAAATGACCCGGTCGGAGAGATGTCCGGGCATGGTATATCGGCTGATTCTCAGTACGCTGGTAAATATTTCGTAGAAGAACATGGAGTAATAATTGGTATTATGTCGGTCATTCCTCGAGCAGATTATCAGGAAGGAATGGAAAGGATGTGGTGGAAGGATACAAGGTATGATTGGTATGTACCTGAGTTCGCTAACTTGACTGAACAGGAGATCCGTCAAGGCGAGTTGTATGCTTCGGCTGTTGAGGCAGATAATGACGAGATATTTGGATACCAGGCTTGCTGGGATGAATATAAAACTCGTAAAAATGTAATCTGTGGACAGATGCGATCAACGTTTGATTATTGGCATATGTCACGGCAGTTTGGTGCGAAAGTTGAGTTGACTTCTGATTTCTTGAAATGCGTGCCAAGAGATGATTGTTTTGCGGTTCCGTCTGAGCCACAGTTGATAGTTCAGGTTGGAAACATGGTTAAAGCGATTCGGCCGATGCCGTATATTGCTATTCCTTCGATTGTGTGAGGTAGAAAATGGCGTATTATGATAAACCGGGAAAAGAAAGGTCGCCTAAACATTTTGAAAAGGATTTCAAGAATTTGAAAGGTTCAAAAGTAGGCCGTACTGGATTTATGTCTAGGCAAAAAAGGATAGATAATATTCTAATGGCCGGTCGTAATCTTGAAATGTGGCGAAAAGGTGGCGCATACGATATTCCGGAAGGGAGTAAAGAAGAAGATGTGGAGCTTGATCCTAGTAGAAGTGTTGGTTTTGATATTGTTGACGCGCAAAATATACAAGCTGAAATGAGCGATAAACTAAAAGCTCATAATGAGTCTGTTGCTGATATTGTGAAAAAAAATAATGAAGCAAAAAAAGTGGTCGAGCGTGAAAAACTTAAAGAAGAACTGAAAATAGAATTGGAAATGGGAAATGGGATTCGGTGAATTTCTTGGTGGCGCATCTGATTTGATGAATATTACCGGCGGTGTGGCTAATTTATTAGGTCGTCGTGCACAATGGAGACGAGAGGACACTGCTGTGCAGAGGAGAGTAAAGGACTTAGAGGCAGCCGGTTTGTCTCCTGTGTTGGCCGCAGGTTCAGCGGCGGCGTCTACAACTTCACCAATAGGAAATACTTCTGTTGGATCATATTCTGATGCAAAAAGGAAAGATAATGAAAATAAATTAACAAAGGAACTGACTAGAGATGCAAAGAATAAAGCAGATATATCGTCGTTAGATGCAGAGATAGCCATGCGAGAAAAAAGGCCGATAATTGATGCGTTAGATAGTACAAAAATAAGTCAAGGTCTAGGTCAACCGGAAATGGGATTACCTGAAGCTATAGGAAGAACATATATGGCAAAAATAGGATCTCAATTAGGCGACAGTACTAAAGGATGGTTAAGAACGTTTGGCGGAGATTGGTCTGATCCTTTGATTCAGGAACAATTAATTCCCGGTATAACTGGTTATAGTTGGTTTATAAAAATGTCTCCGAAAGAAAAGGCACAGTTTATAGCGTATCAATTAGGTAGACAGGTAGGAACTGCTATACCAGGTGCTGCGACAAAAGCAATACCAAGTAGGTCAATAAAACAATAAAAGTGAGGTAAATATGCGTAGAAGAGGTAGAGGTCGTCGTAAGAGTTATAAGCGTCGTGGTCGTGGAAAAACTATTCGGAGATTTGGCTCCGTAAGAGGTGGTATCAGGCTTTAAAAATGCAGTGCAACTTCCCGAAATGGTTGGAGTTTCACCAGATGTTTGTACCATGTGGAAAATGTGTGGGTTGTAAAATAGCGAGGACAAGGGAGTGGACTATAAGGTTACTTCATGAAAATGAAGACTGGGAGCACTCCCTTTTTATTACGTTAACATACGATGATGAACATCTTCCAATAGGTGAAACGTTAGTTAAAAAGGACCTACAGTTATTCTGGAAGAATCTAAGAAGTAACTTGAGTTACCCTATTAAACATTTCTCGGTAGGTGAATATGGAGATACTTTCAATCGTCCTCATTATCATTCTATTGTATATGGCCTTGGGCCGTGGGACGAAACTCTAATAGAAAAATGTTGGAATAAAGGATTAATACATGTTGGAACGGTAACATCCGATTCCATACAGTACGTAAGTGGTTACATACAGAAAAAATTGTCATTAAGGTATAATTATGAGAGGTACGGAGATCGTATACCTCCGTTTCAATTACAATCAAAAGGTATCGGCCTTAATTGGGCCGAAAAAAATGCGGATATAATAGTCCGCGATCTTGAAATTAGGTATAAAAATGTACCCGTTGGTATACCCAGGTACTATAAAAAAAAGTTGGAAATTCCAACTGAAAAACTTCTAGCGAAGTCTGAAGAATATAGGAAGTGTCTAGAAACGACCCTCGATAAGAGGGGTGTAGTTTCTTTCAATATGCTCAAAGAGCAACAAAAGCGATCCGTTCAACGGGAGCGTAATCTAAAAGCGAAAGCGAAAATAGAGGATCGGAAGCATCCTCAAAATAAGCGCACCGAAGGCATCTAAGTAAACGACCGGAGCGTATTGGTCGTAATTCATGAAATGAATGTCATGGTATGGAAAGGCGCCTAGGGTGCGGCACGTCCCAGCCGAGCCGGACGGGAGCGTAGCGGCAAGTACGGCGTTAAGGCGGTAGACGTTTTCAGCATCCCGCAGGCGCAATACCAGAGCACTGGTCCGACAAAATTGTCGGCCAGGCTAAAAAGAGAATAGGCGTGTAAACGACATTCTCAAAAAAGCCCCGGTATCGGGGCGTAAGCAGTAAGTAACCCTTGTTGTTCTTACTGCCAGATGACAGGAACTGTCATCGGGAAGTGAAACTTCCCATCTATATCTACTTGGGGAGTTACCCACAAGGCCCCATAATAGGGCCTTGTGGATAACTGTCCCTCAGGGTATTACCCGTCTTAAAATCTCTTCTCTTAGATATTTTAGTTCAAATAGGTCTTCTGTTGATAAGAATTCTCCATTGTTGATCCTTGTGATCAACATTTCGTTCTGTCTTACCAGGGAACTGAAGCTTCTTGCTTTGTTCTTGGTTCTCGTTGTCCTCTCGTCGATCATTTGCAAGCCTCCTGCAATATTCTACACGGCGGTGAGGAGCGTTTTACTTAACAAACTACTTAACATAACATTACAAATAGGAAATGTTTGCAAAAATACTTAACATGTGTTATGGTATGAATGTACTAGTACGGATGTACTAGTATGAGACTACTATGTGAGGTGTGAGGTGTTTGTAAAAATCCTTAAATGGTTGCTGAAGATGGTTGATTTCGATATCTCCCTTAATGGAGATTTGGTAACCATCGTTCTTACTCTAGGATCCGTGAAGGTTCTTGATTTCACGGTGGATCTGATCAAAGATGATAAGACGACCACTGGTGTACGGTCGGTCCGGTCTGTGAAGGTTCCTAAAAAATGAAGTTGAATCTATATTCTGTTTATGATGAAGTTGCAGGTGATTCTATGCCGCCTTTTACGGCGGTTAATGATGGACTTGCCATGCGGATGTTTGAAAATTCGATGGTAAAAATGGTGAAGGATTCCGGTATTGATAACCGGTCTGATTTTAAATTGTATCGCGTTGGTGCTTATGGTACTGAAAAGCAGAAGATTGTAGCGGAAGCTGCGCCTGTACGTGTAATTAAGCATGAAGGAATAGAAAATGGTAGCGAATAAACATTTCACGATGACCGGGAATCTTAAACCCGGGCGTTCTGCTTTCGATCTTTCACATGATCGCAAATTTACCTGTGATATGGGCCAATTGATTCCGATTCTTGCGGAAAATTGTTATCCAGGTGATTCTTTTACAATTGGCGCCCAGGTAGTGGTTAGGATGCAACCTCTTGTTGCTCCGGTTCTTCACGATATTGATGTATTTACTCATTATTTCTTCGTTCCGAATCGATTGATGATGACGGTTGCTCTTGGAGATGATTCCGAGTGGTTTGAATTTATTACCGGAGGTTATGAAGGTGATGCAGATGATGAACTCAGTGATGCGGCTTGTCCTTTATGGACTGTTACTGGTGCCGCTATGCCTGACGGTATTAACGATAACGGTATCGGTTCTCTTTGGGATTACTTCGGATTTCCGACCGGAATAATTCCCACAGGTGCGATGCCTCTTGATTTCCCTAAACGCGCTTATAACATGGTATGGAACTGGTATTATAGAGACGAATTCGTGCAGGATGAAATCGATATAACGACTTCGGAGATGATTCTTTATAGGAATTGGGCTAAAGATTATTTCACGTCGGCTGCGATTGATACTCAGCTCGGGCTAGCCCCAGCTCTTCCCGTAAGTGGAACGGCTACGGCTGTTTGGGCTGGTGATTTAACGTTGCCTTTG